TGAAGACATTAATGCCGCTAAGCAAAATAGTTTAATGTTAAATTACCAATGGGCTACTAAAGTAGACAAAGTAAAACTAGTTGGGGACATTGTGAGAACTGATGTAGACGAAGGTACTGTAATAGTTAAGACTGGTTGGGTTGTAGAAGAAGAGATCGTTGAAGTAGAAAAAGATTTCCCAGTATACGCTAGCCCAGAAGAAAGCTACATGATGCTACAACAAGCAGTTGAATCAGGTCAAATGGATCCAGCTCAAGCTCAAGCAATGCTGGAGAGTGGAGAACCAGTTCAGACTGGAGTACAAACACAAATAGTTGAAGAGCCTAGATTAATCAAGAATCATCCTACGTACGAAGTATGTAATAACTATAATGTAATCATCGATCCTACATGTGAAGGTGTAGTAGAGAACGCTCAGTTCATTATTCACGAGTATGAAACAGACATGAACACACTTAAGAAACAAGAGTACTCATGCGAAGTATGTGAAACAGTAGTTGACGGAGTTAGTACTACAACTAAGGAAGAACAAGGTATTTACAAGAACTTAGATAAAGTTGTACTCGACAGTAAAGCTAGAGAGTTCTACAATGAATATGAACAACAAACTACATTCGAGTTTAAAGATAAAGCTAGAAAAAAATTAACAGCGTACGAATACTGGGGTTACTGGGACATTGACGGTTCAGGCGAAACTACAGCAGTAGTTGCTACATGGATAGGTAAAGTACTAGTTAGAATGGAAGAAAACCCATTCCCTCACGGAGAATTACCGTTTAGTGTTGAAAGATACATGCCTGTTAAAGGTGAAGTATACGGAGAGACTGACGGGGACTTACTAGCTGAGAACCAAGATAGTATCGGTAAAATGACTAGGGCAGCTCATGATATTACTGCAGACCAGGCAATTGGTCAAGAGTTCATTGATGAACAATTCTTTGCTAGTCCACTACAAAAAGATAACTACAAAGCCGGTAGGACAGTTTACTTCAGATCAGGTAAAGATCCAAGAACTAGTATCCACAAGAACAGTGTAACACCGGTACCACGTACAGTATTCGACATGATCGGACTACAGAAAGAAGACGCTGAGACATACAGTTCAGTAAGGCCATTTGGTGGAGATACTGCGTCACAAAACTTAGGTAACAAGAATACGCAGAGTAGGTCAGCATTAGATGCTACAAGTAAGAGACAACTAAGTACACTACGAAGACTAAGTAACTTATTCAAAGACATGGCTAGAAAAACTATTATAATGAATCAAGCATACCTAGATGAGGAAGAAGTAGTTAGAGTTACTGCTGAAGAATTCGTTAAAGTAAGACGAGAAGACCTAATGGGTGAGTTCGACTTAAAGATTGATGTTAGTACTCCAGAGAAAGATCAACAAGAAGCCCAAGAGCTTACTATGTTGCTACAAACTAACGGTCCGCAAATGGATCCAAAGATGTACCAAATAACTATGGCTAAGATTGCTAGACTAATGAAGCAACCAGACTTAGCTAAACAGTACGAAGAGCATGAACCGCAGCCAGATCCAATGCAGCAACAGCTACAGCAAATGGAAATGGAAAAAATGCAGTTAGAGATGCAAAAATTACAAATGGAAATAGCTGACTTAGCTAAGGGTATCGAGTCTGAAGATAGTAAGATAACAGAAAGAAATTCAAGAGTTGAACAAAATCTGAGAAGTGAAATGGCTGAAAACTTCGCTGAAGCTAGAAAGAAAAATGCTCAAGCGGAGTTAACTACAGCCCAAGCTGACAAGTTAAGAAGTGAAACAGACTTACTGGACCAAAAATTCGTTAGATCGAATGATGGATTAGACAGAATCGAAAAGCTGGAAGACGAAGCCATGAAGCATGACAGAAAGATGAACGAGAGAGAACACCAAAGAGTAACTGACTTAGATAAGCAGGCATTTACAGAATTAAATAAAAGAGGACCACAATAATGAACGGATTACCAAGTAAAGAAGAATTACAGGCTATGCAAGCACGACAGAATCAATTAGCTAATGCACAAGCTTTAGCAGCAATGGGTGGAGAGCCTGGAATGAATAGTACTGAAGCAATAGCCGCTAGAGATACGGCTGATTACTTAGCTAGTGGTAGACCTACTCAAGTTGCTAACGCAGCTCAAAGTGGTGCTAAAATTAATCCAGCACTAGCTCAATACTTGACGGCTAAAGATGCTGAGAATGCTGCTATGGCTGTTCCGGGAGCAACAGTTCAAGGTAGTATAGCTCAACCCATGCAAAGAGATCTGGCAGCAGAAGCTCAATGGGGAGCTAACAAAGTTACTACGCCCCCTAACCCAGAGTTAGCTAAGTGGGCAGCTGCGTTAGCTACAGGTAAGGCAAACTAAGCTATAATACGTCTAGGTCCAACTCACTGACGACTGAAAAAGCTGTAACAATTAAAATGAGCAATGGCAGATCATCCCACTGTGGGCAATGACAGACTACCTCGAAACAGGAGAATATGATGGAAGCATCAGATATAAAAGACGAATTGAGACAGGTTGATCTTAGAATTGAAGATTTAAAAAAAGCAATTAAGCTTGGTGAAGCGGTAGAAAGACTTCATGAGAATGAAGATTTCATAACGTTAGTAATTGACGGCTACATGGAAGAAGAGGCTGAAAGAATATTCGGTGTATTAACTACACCAACTGCATTGAAAAGGGATCAGTTAGAGAATATGATGGATAAGCTGGGTTCTATTAGAGACTTCAAAGCGTTCATCGGTAAGTGTCTGCAAGATGCAGATATGGCACCAGATGCATTAGCTGAAGAAGAGAAATACAGAAAAGAAGTTACAGCTTCTGGTTCGATTGAGGAGTAACAGATGGCTCAAGAAGAATTAGAAATTGATAACATGAGTGATGATGAGTTTGAAGCAATGCTTGATGAACAAGTAACTGAAGACCAATTTGCTGCAGATGAAGACGACATTGCCGATGAAATAGATGATGAAACAGCGGGTGATGAAGGTGAAGATACAGAAGACGATGAGGACACTGATCATGAGGATGATTTAGATGATTCAGAAGACGACGATGATGCACAAACGAATGATGGGATCGACGGTGAAGATCAGGATAGTGACGAAGACGAAGATGAGTTAGATGAAGAAGACGGTGAGGAAAACACTCAAGTAGATGACGATAGTTTAAGCGCAGATGATACTGATGACAAGTCAAAAGATGACGAATCGGATGACAAAGATTCAGAAGATGCGAAAGATGACACAGACACGAAGACAGAAGATGACGATAAGAAATCGGATACTGATGATATCGACTATAAGAAAGAATACGAAAGATTCAAGGGATTCTACGACGAAGTAACTTCAGAATTCAAAGCTAACGGTAGAACCGTAAGAGGGTTTGATGATCCTAAGAAGATTATCGAAGCACAACAAATGGCTGCGAACTTCAGTGAGAAAATGGCTGGATTTAAACAGTACAGACCATACATGGCTCCGTTAAAAGAAAGAGGAATACTAGAAGATCAAACTAAGTTTGACTTAGCTATGAATCTATTAGACGGAGACAAAGAGGCTCTTAAGCAACATATTAAAAACTTAGATATCGATCCACTGGATTTAGATATGGATGAGATCAAGTATGAGGGTAAGAGACAAACTTCAAGTGACTTTAACATAGCACTAGAAGATCTGTATGAAAATGCAGAAAGAAACGGCGTTAAGCAACAGGTAAATACTGTTATAGGTCAACAATGGGATAACGAAAGTTTAGTTGAGCTAGTTCAAGATCAAAAGAGTGCTGCGGACTTAGTAGACCACTTAAGTAGTGGGGCATTTGATGCTGTACAAGATAGAATTGCTGAGATAAAAAGAGCTGACTTCGATGGAAGATTCAACTCACTAAGTGATATCAATCAGTACAGAACAGCCGCACAACAGCTAGAAACTGAATACCAAGAGTACGCAAAGACTCAAGGTACTACAGAAGCACCTACAGCGCAAGCTGATTTAGTTGCTGAAGAGAAAGCTAAGATCGAGAAAGAGCGACAAGAAGCAGAGTATAAAGCTCAAGTTGAACAAAAGAACAAGCAAGCCAGCGAAGCAAGAAAAAAAGCTGCATCAGTAAGTAAAAAGAAAGTTAAACGAAAACCTAAGAAGAAGACGTTTGACCCTATGGCACTTGATGATGATGCATTCGCTGCTGAGCTTGATAAAATGATGTACTAGGTAAACCCCTAGTACGCAAGCTAAAAGGAAAAATAATATGGCACAAAAATTTAACACTGGTGGAACTACTTCATCAATTGGTACTCAATTTAATGATAAGTTCTGGTCAAGAGCTGCGGTAATCGAAGCTAAGAAAAAGAAAGTATTCTCACAAATGGGTGACAGATTAACTCAACCAAAAAACTTTGGTGATAAAATTGTTAAATACCACGAATTACCAATTTTACATGCTTCAAACGTTAATGATCAAGGTATCGATGCTAACGGTGTAACTATTGCTAATGGTAACTTATACGGTGGATCTAAAGATTTATCTACTCAAAAAGGTGCATTCCCTACACTTACTGAAGAGGGTGGAATGGTAAATAGAGTTGGTATGAAGAGACTTACTTTAGAAGCAGACGTTTCTGAGTTCGGATTCTACATGGCATTCACTAAAAGATCATTAGAGATGGATACTGAAAAAGGTTTATTAGCTAGATACTCTAGAGGTGTTGGTGAAGCTCAAGGTGATATCAGAGAAGCACAAGTTCAAGCTTCATTAATTACTCAATCA